GCGGGGGCCGCCGGCCGCTCCAGCAGCACCGGCCACCGCCCTCACGGCGGAGCCGGCGGCCCCCGCCACCCCGGGCGCGCCGCAGACCGGCGAGCCCAAGGCTCAGACGCCCGCGCCTGCGGACATCCAGATCAAGGTGCCGGAAGGGGTCAAGGTCGATCAGGGCCTCATCGACGGCTTCACGGCGTTCGCCAAGGAGAACAAGATCTCCCAGGAGTCCGCCCAGAAGTACGTCGATGCGTTCCTCGCCGGGCAGCAGAAGTCCACGGCGGCGGCACAGCAGGCCGCGAACGATCAGAAGATGGCGGAGATCACGCAGTGGGCGGAGGACGCCAAGAACGACCCCGAGATCGGTGGGGTCAAGTTCGACGCGACGCTCGCCGCGGGCCGCAAGGCGCTCCAGCGGTTCGGCAGCCCGGGGCTCACCAAGATCCTCAACGAGACCGGGCTGGGGAACCACAAGGAAGTGATCCGTCTCTTCGCGCAGGTCGGCAGCAAGATCTCCGAGGACAGGCTCCCCGGCGGTCCGGCAGGGCAGGGCGGTGAGGGCGCGATCGATCCGACCGTCGTCCTCTACCCGACGATGCAGCCGAAGTGACCACTCGAACGAAAGGGTAACAGATGGCGACGATCAGCAGCACCTTCCCGACCCTCGTGGACGTGACCAAGCGTCTCGACCCCACGGGCGGGATCGCGTACGTGGCCGAGGTGATGTCGAAGTTCAACCCGATCCTGGAGGACATGGCGTGGTCGGAGGGCAACCTCCCCACCGGCCACCGCTACACGGCGCGCGCCGCCCTCCCCGGCGTCGGCTCCGGCCTCGTGTGGCGCCGGTTCAACCAGGGCGTCGATCCGGGCGTCTCGAAGACCGAGCAGTACGACGAGACGTGCGGGATGCTGGAGGGCTACAGCAAGGTCGACGTCGATCTCGCCAAGCTCAACGGCAACGAGGCGGCATTCCGGCTCTCCGAGGATCAGGCGTTCATCCAGGGGATGAACATCGAGGTCGCGAACGCGCTGTTCTACTACAACTCGCTGACGAACGCGGAGCGGCCCACCGGCCTCACCCCGCGCCTCAACTCGATCAGCGGCGTGAACGACATCACGAACCCGATGGCCGTCTCGCAGTTGGTCGTCGGTGACGCCTCGGCTGCCGGCGCGAACCAGACCTCGATCTGGCTCATCGGCTGGTCGCCCGAGACCGTCTTCGGGATCTTCCCGAAGGGTTCGGTCTCCGGCATCCAGAGTGAGGATCTCGGCCGGCAACTCATCCTCGACTCGAACAACAAGCAGTTCCTCGCGTTCGTGACCCGCTGGCAGTGGAAGCTGGGCCTCTGCGTCCGCGACTTCCGCTACGTCAGCCGGTGCTGCAACATCGACGTGACGCGCTGGAAGGAGGACTTCTCGCAGGGCGCGGACATCGCCATGCGCATGATCGACCAGATGGCGTCGATCTACAACCTCCAAGCGTGCCGGCCGGTCTACTACATGAACCGCGCCACGTACAACATGCTGAACAAGCAACTCGTGAAGCGCCAGGCGAACTGGCTGGAGTTCCTCGTCGGCCCCGACGGCCGCCGGATCCCGGCGTTCATGGGCATCCCGATCAAGTACGTGGACGCGATCACGTCCACCGAGTCGGTCGTCAGCTAAGACCGACGGAAAGGACAAGGACAAGCACATGCTGCTCGACAACCAGTTGATGTTCTCCGACGCTCAGGCCCTCATCGCCACGGCGGTTTCGACCAACGTGATCGACATGGGCGTGTCGCGCGACCTCGGGGCGGGCGAGCCGTTCTGGGTCCAGTTCACGTTCGGCGCCGTGACCTCGAACGCCACGTGGAACGCCGCCTTCAAGGGCTCCAACACGGCCGACATGACGACGGACCCGGCCATCACGAAGTTCACGACGCCGACGGTCACGCCGGTCGCGAACTCCATGTACCTGATGCGCGTGCCCCCGGGCATCGCGAAGCGGTACTACCGCATCGACTACACGATGTCCGGCGGCACCTCGCCGTCGATCACCACCACGGCCACGCTCGTGAAGGACTCGATGATCAAGCCCTTCTCGCGCGCCCTGCTCGGCGTGTAGTTCACCTGGGGAGGGACGGGTCTCGCGGCCCGTCCCCTCCTCGCATCTAATGGAGGATCGAGATATGCGCTTCATGGTGCTGGAGAACTTCTTCTACGGCGGCGAGCTTCACATGGCCGCGCCGCTCTCCCCGAAGATCATCGACTTCCCCGACGACGAGGTGCCGAACATCCGCTGGCGCCCGCTCGACGCTAAGGCGAAGGCCGCCCTGGACGCGCTGGCCGCCAAGGTCAAGGAGGAGACCGGCAACATCCACCGGGTCTTCAACATCCCCGAGGAGTTCGTCGGTCAGGCGGTTGCGGGCGAGCCGATCGAGAAGCCGGAGCCGAGGGACCCCGACAAGCTCTCGGCCGCGACGGTCGATGCGCTCATCCCGAAGTCCAAGATCGAGAAGGTGGCGGGCGCCAAGGGCGGGCGCGCGTCTGATCAAGAGCCCAGCTAGAGAGGTGCGCACGTGAGGCTCAAGAACGCAGCGACCGACGTGACGCAGGACCCCAACGGCGTCACGGAGCAGATCAACGGGGGCTTCACGCAGGTGACGCCGGATCAGGTGGACGCGCTGCTGTCGCGCGGCTTCTCCTACCCGGCGGTGGAGACGGACCCGCCCTGCCCGGTCGCGACGGCGAACCGCGGGCAGATCACGGGCGGGTGGCCCGGCTACGCGGCGTTCGACCTCACGCTCGGCAAGCCGATCTGGCGGAACGCGGCGAACAGCGGGTGGGTGGACGCCACCGGCTCGGCGGTCTAACGAGGGGAGGCGGCGATGGCAACGGCAGAAGCGGACATCTGCAACAAGGCCCTGGCCCGCATCGGGATCACCGAGTATATCGATGATCTCACGACGGATCAGTCTGAGGAAGCTCAGACCTGCAACGTCTTCTACACGGACCTCCGCGACGCCTGCCTCGCCGCCTTCCCCTGGCCGTTCGCCACCCTGCGCCAGGTGCTCACCATCAAGGCGGACGAGCCTCTGCGCGACGGCTGGCGCAACGTCTTCGCACTGCCGGCCAAGTGCCTGAAGCCAAGGAAGATCTGGCCGACGGGCTTGAACGTCGCCCTCTTCCAGGCATACCCGTTCCTCCCCGGCCAGGTGCCGCCGGTCTCGATGAACCCGCGCACCCCGCGCTCCGACCAGCGCATCCCCTACGCGATCGAGAAGTCGTCCACCGACGACACGCAGGTGCTCCTCTGCGACCTCGACACGCCGAGCCTCTTCTACACGGCTCAGGTGACCGATCCGGTGAAGTTCCCTCCGATGTTCGTGGAGGCGCTGGCGTGGCTCATCGCCAGTGAGATCGCCTCGCCGCTCACCAAGGACCCGAAGAAGGTGGCGTACGCGGAGCAGAAGTACAACCGGGTGATCCGCGAGGCGTGGGCCGATGCCCTCAACTCCGTGCAGGAGGACATCCCGCCCGATTCCGAGATGATCATCGGGAGGCTGTAGTGGCCCAGGACATCCCGCAGATGACGTTCGCCGGGGGCGAGTTCGCCCCCGCGCTCTACGGCAGGCGCGATCTCACCAAGTATGCGAGCGGCCTGCGCCGCTGCCGCAACTTCTTTTCTGATCAGCACGGGATGCTCCTCAACCGCCCTGGCACGCAGTTCGTGGGCGAGGCCAAGTTCTCGGCATCCGGCGACGACACGAAGACCATCCGCCTGATCCCGTTCAAGTTCTCGAACGGCCAGAACTTCCTGATGGAGTTCGGCCATCAGTACATCCGCTTCTACCAGGCGGGCGCTTCGGTGGTGGGCGTGGGATCGACGACGCTGAACGGCGTCGTGACGAACTTCAGCGTCGGCCAGGTGATCGAGCAGGCGACGCCCTACGCTTTCGGCGATCTCGCCAAGCTCAAGTTCGCGCAGATTGGCGACATCGTCACGCTCGTCCACAAGAGCTACGCGCCGATGGAGTTGAAGCGACTCATCTCGAACGGCACGCAGTGGTCGCTCACCACGATCAGCTTTGCCGCTCAGTCACCCTCCCTGCCCTCTGAGAATCTGGGCTGGAGCAGCACGTACAAGGCGTCGCTCTCGTACCAGATGAACCTGGGGATCTCTGGCGCGAAGAAGCGCTACGACTTCGCGATCACCAGGCTTCTCAAGGAGACCGCCACCAACCGGATCATCGAGACGGTGCCCTTCTATTTCACGGGGGTCGGCAACGCCCACTTGATCGACAGCACCGTGCCGGGGTGGGGCGCGGGCACGCAGTACAGCCGAGGCGGCACCGCCTGGGTGAGCACCGCCGATGGGCGAGTGTGGATGACGACCAACACGGGTGCCCCGTCGACCGAGCCTGATCCGGCTCTGTACGGGTCGCAGTGGTCAGGCTGTTACATCGGGTTTGATCGAATTGCGGCCAACATCGCCGCCCCGCCGGGTGTGACGGACACGCTCCTCGGGGTGATGTTCTCCCTGTCGGAGCACAAGCCTACTCTGGCGTGGACCTTCAACGCGCCGCCGGCAGGCTGGACGCAGGTGGGCTGGAACCTGTACCAGGGGCAGAACACTGTCCTCGGACTGATCTACACATCCTCGAACACGACCAACGCCGACAGCTTCACGGTGGACGGCTCGCTGGCGCCCAACTTCAACCTCACGCCGCCGCTCGGGACGAACCCGTTCGCCTCCGACAACCCGGGCACGGTCTGCTTCTTCGATCAACGACGCACGTTCGGCGGCACGGGCAACTTCCCCTCCGACGTGTTCGGCACGGCGGTGGGCGACTTCTACAACCTCTCCCCGCATCCGATCGTTCAGGAAAACGACGCCTACGACTTCCGGCTCGCTTCGATGGGTTTCGAGGAGATCCGCTGGATGCTCGCCATGCGGTTCCTCCTCGTCGGTACGAGCGAGGCCGCCTGGGGGATGAGCGGCGCCTCCGGGCCCGACGATGCGATCACCGCGACCAGCGTGCGGGCCCGCCCACAGATCTATCGAGGCTCCTCGTGGCTCGACCCGCTCGTCGTGGGCGACGCCGTGCTCATCGTGCAGGCGAAGGGCAGCCTGATCCGCGAACTGATGTTCAACCTCTACACGAGCACGTACCAGGGCAACGACATGACGGTGATGGCGAGCCACCTGTTCGCCAACCACACGCTCACGTCCTGGGCCTACGCGCAGGACCCGTACTCGATCGTCTGGGCGACGCGCGACGACGGCCTGCTGCTGGGCTTTACCTACATGCGTGAACACGAGGTGTCCGCCTGGCACTGGCACGACACCCAGGGCACGTTCGATGACGTCTGCGCGATCGCAGAGGGCAACGAGGACGCGGTGTACGTGGTCGCCCACCGGAAGAAGGGGGACGGGACGTGGCACCGCTACATCGAGCGGTTCACCACCCGCTATGCGATCCCGCGCAACGCGGACGGCTCCCTCGACGTGCGCCAGGGCGTGTTCCTCGACGCTTCGCTCACCTACAACGGCGCCCCGGCGTGGAACTTCGGTGCTCCGGCTGGGCAGGCTGGCACCCTCGCCCACCTCGAAGGGCTGGCCGTCAACGTCCTCGCCGACGGCAACGTGCTCGGCCCTTACACGGTGACCAACGGGCAGATCAACATCACCAACGACCTGCCGGAAGGTGCTTCGATCGTCATCGTCGGGCTGCCCTACACTTCGGAGATGGAGACCCTCAATCTCACCGTCCCCGGGCCGGACGTACGATCGAACGTCAAGAACGTGTTCCGCGCCTCGTTCGAGGTGGTGGACTCGCGCGGGCTGAAGCTCGGCCGGGACTTCAACAACCTGAGGGAGTGGAAGCAGCGGCAGGTGTCGGACAACTTCAACGCCATCGCCGCGTTCACCGGCCTCGATCACGTCCGGTTTCCCAGCCACTTCGAGCACGACGCGAGGGCATGCGTGCGTCAGTCGGATCCGCTGCCGGTCGCCATCGTCGGGCTCGGTCGCGAGGTGGAGGTGGGCGGTGATTAGGTACAAGCAGGCGGCGGTCAGCGACGCCGGCATCCTGGCGGCGTCGATGCGCGAGAACGATCGGAACGAAGTGCTGGCGATGGGTATGGACCCGGAGGACGCCATCGCCAGCGCGATCCACATGAGCCTCGGGGACGCCTGGCTGTTCTACTTCGGGGAGAAGCTCGGCGGTGTGTGGGGCGTCGTGCCGAGCAACCTGCTCTGCGGGTACGCCGTGCCCTGGCTGCTCACGACCGGCGAGGTGGATCGCAACAAGCGGGCGTTCTTCACGGAGAGCCGGCGGCTCGTCACGGCGCTGCGCAAGAAGTACACGCTGATGTCCAACATGATCGATGAGCGCTACGTCGCCTCGCTCCGCTGGGCGAAGCGGCTCGGGTTCACGGTCCACGAGGCGGTCGAGCACGGGCCCTACGGGGCGCGCTTCTGCCAGATCACGATGGAGGGCTAGGATGATCGCAATTCCAATCGTCGCGATGGCGATAACGGCGGCTGGTGCCGCCGCCAAGGCGTATGGCGACTACCGGGCCGGGCAGGCGCAGAGCACGATCAATAAGTACAACGCCGGCCTCGCCCAGCGAGCCGGCATCGACGCCATCCAGCGCGGCGGGGTCGAGGCGTCCAAGGCGGAGATGCAGACCTCTTCGCTGATCGGGCACAACCTCGCGACGGCCGGCGGGTCTGGCGTGGACGTACAGTCGGGCAGCGTGATCGACGCGCTCGGCTCGACCCGCCTCATGGGCCAGTGGAATGCCGAGTCGATCAGGGCGAACGCCCAGCGCGAGGCGGCCGGCGACTTTGGGCAGGGGCAGAACTACCTCGCTCAGGGATCCATGGCTCGCTGGACTGCCGGCTATGGCGCGGCGGCCTCTCTCCTCACCGGCACCTCGCAGACGATCCAGAGCGGCTACAACTCGGGCCTCATCAAGTTCGGGAGCTAGATCATGGGAAACCTCCTCGTCCCCAGCCCCGAGAGCGTGACCTCGGTCCGCCCGGCGCCGACCCCGTTCGCGAACCCGGGCATGGCGACGCCCGAGGCGTACGGGGCCGGGCTCGGGCAGGCCGTGCAGCAGGCGGGCGAGGAGGTCAGCGCCATCGCCCACCGCCAACGCTTGATGAATGCGCAGTTCTCCGCCTACTCGGCGGAGGCCGGCTTCGGGGGCACCGTCGATCAGAATGTGGAGAACTACAAGAATGACCTGAAGAAGCTGAAGGCAGATCCAACGGTGGACTACCCCGCCGCCGTCCAGGCGCTCCAGGCGAAGTACCGGGACGATCTCGGCAAGGCCCAGACCGAGGCGCTGGCGTCCCTGAATGACCCGATCGCGAAGAAGATGTTCGACGTGCGCATGCGCATTCAGGTGCAGGCGGCTCACCGGCATATGCTGGTTACGGGTGACCAGCAGATCCAGGATTGGGACAAGAACGCGACGCAGGGGCGTGTCGATGCGCATGTGCGCCGGGCCAGCAACGGGACTGGCGATCCGGCAGTGGACGCCCTTCAGCTTGGCATCGAGGGCGGGCTCGCTGCGAAGGATTTGGAAGACTTCCAGGGGCGCTACGGCATCCCGCAGGACAAGCACGAGCAGGTCGTCCGCAAGATGGAGGCGGACATGGCCCGCGGGCTGCTTCAGTCCTACGGCAAGAACGCCGAGGCCGGGCTCCAGCTTCTAGGGATGTCGGTCGGCACGACCAAGGACGGCAAGAAGGTCACGGTCGGCTGGGACCCGGAGCACCCCGAGAACGAGTCGATCCTCGACGGAGCCGAGACCGGCAAGTATCTCGATCACTTCCAGAACGTCAAGTCCGCGAAGGAAGGGGCCGGGCTCGGCCTCCAGTGGAAGATCGCTGGCGTGCAGGACCCGCAGAAGAAGGCGGAGGAGTTCATCAAGGGCGGCGGCGACCCGGAGGTCGCTTACAAGGCGATCATGGGCTTCATGAGCCTCGAAGGCCGGGAGGACGCGGCCAACCAACGGGCCGACAAGGAGGCCACCAAGAACGCGATCAACTGGATGGTGAAGAACGGCGGGACCATCGAGGACGCCTTCCAGGCCGGCATGATCGGACCGGGCGTGGACCTGTATCAGGTCCTCGGCGCAGAGCAGCGTGCCCTGGCGTTCGGCTCGAAGCCGGCGGTCGCCAAGCTGGGCGGCGTCGTCTCCGACCCGGCCAGCGCGGGCTGGTCGAGCGCCATCCCGCTGGACGACTTCACGGACCGCATGATCGCGGCACACGTCCCGCAGGCGCAGATCCAGCACTTCCAGAACCTCTACCACCGGGACGCCCTGGCCGCCGCCGCCAGCACCAAGGCCCCCACGGCGGCGAAGGCTGTGGGCGAGGTGCAGGCGTTCGCGCTCGGGGTGCTCGGCTACGGGCGCTCCACCGGCAAGGGGCTCTCCGACGTCAAGCGCCCGTGGGAGCGCGACGTGATCGCCTGGGCGGAGGCGGAGACCTACCGGCGCATCGGCGCGGCCACGCCCAAGTCGGGCGGGGCGCTCTCGGGCGAGGAGACGATGGCGATCGCCAACGACGTGATGCACGAGGTGGAGAAGAAGCGCCAGGAGGCGAAGTCAAACGGCAGCCTCCAGATGCCCGAGGCTCCGTCCCGCGGCCAGGCCCAGCCCACCGACGCGCAGAAGACCGCCGCGGCGAAGATCATCCAGGCGCTCGCGCCCAGGGTCCCGATGACGGGCCCGGCCACGTTCAACAGCGACGCCCAGGCGGTCCAGTGGGCTCGCGAGAAGCTGAAGGCTGACCCCAACGACGCTGACGCAAAGGCGATCCTCAAGGCCAACGGAGCGGCTCAGTAATGGCATTCGATCCCAAGGCGTACCTCGCTCGGAAGGCGCTGGGCGTGGACGGCATCATCGCGGACGCCTCTGAGGCGTACGGGGTGCCGGTTCCGATCATCCGCGGCGTCATCGGTCAGGAGTCCGCCGGCAACCCGAGAGCGGTCTCGCCCAAGGGCGCCCAGGGCTACATGCAGTTGATGCCTGACACGGCCGCCGACCTGGGCGTTACCGATCCGTTCGACGCGCAGCAGAACATCCACGCCGGCACGCGCTACCTGCGCCAGATGTATGATCAGTTCGGCGACTGGCAGTCCGCCCTCACGGCCTACAACGGTGGCCCGGCCAACTTCCAGAAGTACGGCGGGCCGATCCCAGGGAACAAGGAGAACACGGAGTACGCGCCGGCCGTGCTCGCCCGCGCGCAGCAGTTCGCGCAGGCGACATTCGATCCAAAGGCGTACCTCGCCAGCAAGTCCGCCCCGGCGTCTCCGCTGGCCGCGCCGCAGGCGGCTCCGGCACAGCCCGCCGACGACTCCACCGCCGAGGCCGACTTCCTCAAGTTCCGTGCCGCGAACCCCGACGTGCCCGAGAGCCGCAACCGGGAGGCGCTCCAGTACAAGATGATCCACCCGGAGCTTTCGCTCGGGACGATCGTCAATCAACTGCCCGAGCTTCGGGCCAGGGCCGCTGCGGACAAGATCAACTGGCAGGACGTGGCGAAGAACCACCCCGTCCTCATGGACTACATCAAGCGCGATCCTGCCACGATGCACCTGGCGCTCGGGCAGGCGTCCACGCTCCAGGGCATCCAGAAGTTCCTGGGCGGCGCCGTCGAGCAGGTGGCCCGCGGCGCTTACTACGGCACGCAGGAGGCCAGCGCGGGCTTCGGCGAGGCGGTCATGGCCGCGCTCGCTTGGGGCGAGGAGCATGCGCTCGGGCGTGAGGCGTCGATCATTACCGGCGACCCCTTTCGCAGGGCGGAGAGCTACTTCCGTCAGGGCAAGGAGTTCACCGCTGCGAACGCCCGCGCCGACACGGTGGGCGACGCGCTCAAGAACGCCGGCAAGATCCGGCGGGCCATCTCCGACGCCACCGACACGTTGTTCAACGCCACCCCGTACGCGATCGAGGCGACGGGCGTCCATCTCGCGACCGGCGGCTCGTACAGCGCGATGGTGCTGTTCAACTCGATCATGAACATCGGCAACGTCTTCTCCTTCGCCAAGGCGAAGGGGATGAGCGAGGGCCAGGCGCTCCTCGCCACCGCCGGAGGCGCCCCCGCGGTCGGCCTCGCGATGTCGGCCGGGCCGCTCTCCCGCATGGCCGACGGGTTCACCACCGCCGCCACGAAGGCCGCGTTCCAGCGGATCTTCGCTGGCGAGGCCCCCTCGCTCGCGCGCATGGCCTGGACGACGCTCGTGCGCGGCACGATGGACGCGGCTAGCGGGCAGATCGCCCTGGGCCTCCAGCGCGCCGCAACCCAGGCAGCAGTCACGACGAACCTGAAGGACGCGAAGGAGATCCCGCTGGAGTTCCTCCGCGGCACGTTCACCGATCCTTCGTTCCTGGGCTTCCACGCGCTCGGGTTCCTCGGGGCCGTGGGGCGGCTGACCCGCTCGGCCTCGGATGCGCAGAAGCTCCACAGCCTCGTCTCAGCCCTGACGGAGGCGCCCTCCGACCCGGCCAGCGCGGCGATGCGCGTGGATGCCTCGGGCAAGGTAGCCGCCCAGCCGCAGGCGGACCGGGCCGTCTACTACCCCGTCGATCAGTTCCTCTCTGAGGCGGAGCGGCTCGGCAAGGACCCGCGCCAGCTTGCCGTGGATCTCCTCGACGACAAGGGCGCTGCCTATGACGTGGCCCTCGCCACCCGCGCCGAGCACATCAAGATCCCGGCCGACCGGCTGGAGCACTTCGTGCGTGGCGGGCTGGGCGACTCTCTCCGCCAGTACGGCAAGTTCGATCAGAACAATTTTCATCAGAGGGAGCTTGACGAGCAGGTCGATGACCTGCGCAAGGTCTTCGACGGCGAGTACCGCAACGTCTCGAAGCTCGATCCCGATAAGCTCTCGCCCCAGGACGCCGAGCTTTACCGGATGGCCCGCACCCTGACCGACGTGGTGGCCGACAAGGACGGTACGGCCCTCCCGCGCATGATCGCCACGGTGCGCGCGCTCAACCGCCTCCACCCCGACATGACCCAGCGCGAGGTGTTCGACGCACTGTTCGGCAAGCAGGGGGTCTACGGGCAGGAGGCGCGGCAGCAGACCCCGCAGCCGGTGACCAGCGACATCGAGCCAAGCTGGATCCCCAACGCCAAGGACGAGCGGGGCAACCCCGCCATGCAGATCGTCTACAGGCACTCTGAGCTTCCGATGAAGCTGCACCTCGAACCGGACGTGGTGGACGGCAAGAAGGTGTGGACGGCGGAGAGCTTCAACTTCGACCGCAAGATCGTCGGGGAGACGACGAGCGAGACCGACCTCGCCGAGCAGTACGGCGGCAAGGGCCGTGCCACGCAGGTCTACCTGAAGGCTCTCAAGGACGCCAAGGACGCGGGCGTGGGCTGGCAGTCCGATCTCGCGATCTCGCGCACGAAGGCCACGGAGAATATGTACGCCCGGCTGAAGAAGCTGGGGTTCAACTTCGTCGAGCGTGAGGGGCGCCACTACATCTCCCCGGAGGATCTCCAGAAGGTCGACTTCTCCCAGTCACAGATGACCGGCGAGGTCCACGCCGTCCCGCGCCTGATCGAGATGGTGAAGAACATGATCGGGCAGAACGACCCGCGCTGGTTCAACGGGTTCAAGGAGGAGGAGGCTCGGACTGACGCCCGCGCGGCCGAGACCAAGGCCGACGATGCCGCCAGCAGCGCCCTGAAGGAAGCCCTGATCAACAACGACCGGCGCTTCATGAAGGAGGCGAGGGACGTGGCGGTGGAGAAGGCCAAGCAGCAGGTGGCGGAGAACCCGCTCGTCAAGCTCGCCCGTGCCGTGCGGAATGGCTTCGAGGGCCTCGACAAGGATCAGGTCGGCGCTCTCACCCGCGAGGACGGCAAGCCTTACCGGCTGCTGGCCTCAGAGGTGGCCCAGGTGGTCGGGCCCGACGGCGCCGCCCAGATCGGCAAACTCTACCCCAAGCTCCTCACCTCCGACCCGCAGAAGGCGATGGACGCCCGGGACATGGCGATGATCCTGGGCTACCAGCACTCAGAGACCGGGCTGGCCGAGAAGCACCTGCTCATGGATCTCTTCAACACGCCCGACGAGAAGGCGATGGTGAAGGAGCTTGCCCAGCAGGAGCTTGATCGCAGGTTCGGCCCCGACCTCACGAGCAATCCCCAGGCGCTCGTCGGAGCGGCGCTCGACGCCATGCACACCCCGGCCGCCACAGATCGGCTGCTCAAGCTCTACCGTTCCTTCGCCGAGGTCCTCGATCCTGTGACCAAGGCGCGCAGCGCCATGACGTCGGAGATGTGGCACGCGCACGCCGAGCGGCTGCTCGGCGCGAAGGCCCTGGAGGAGATCGATCCGCACTACTTCGCTCTGGCGGAGGGGCGCGCGGTGCGAGACGCCCTGGAGGTGGGGGACGGCTCGCAGGGCGACAACGGCGAGCGCCGCGCCCAGGCGGCCCGCAAGGCGGAGTCGGCCCTGCTCTACCACCACCTCTACCTCGCCGCGCGCGAGGCGAGCGACACCCTCGGGGCCGCCCACGCCAAGCTGGAGCGCAGCGCCGCGAGCGACCTCCACGTCCAGCGCCTCGGCTTCGCCGACCCGGTGGCCGGCGAGGACGGCCTCAACGCCTACCAGCGGGCCAGGGAGGGCGCCCTGGCCGCCGTGGGGCTCATGTCGCCCCGCCCCGGGGCCGACTACTCCGGGGCGGCGCAGGCCCTTATCGATCGAGCGCAGGAGCTTGGGCACTACGGCTACCTGGCCGACGGCGCGCTCTGGCACCCTGACGCCATCCAGAAGATCATCGACAACCGCTCGGGCTGGGGCGCGCTCACGCCCGACGAGGCTCGGCAGCTTCACGCCTTCATCACGAACATCGAGAACGCCGGGAAGAAGCTCAGCGAGGCGGGGCGCGACGGGCTCACCCCCAAGGACCGCGCTGATCGTATCGCGCAGTGGCTCACCAACGGCGGCATCCGCGAGCCGAAGAACCCGCTCGAACTCGACCCGAACATGAAGCGGATCGAGGATGGCAAGGGTGTCAAAGGCCTGCTCAAGGCAGTGATCGAGCCGTTCACCTGGCTCCCCCGGGCGCTGGGCATGACCAACACGCCCGGCAACTGGAACGCCGAGGCCCTCCTCCGCCGGCTCGGGCCCGAGGGGATCCGCCTCGTGGACGAACTGCGCGAGTCGATCACCGAGCGGCATCAGATCATGCAGGAGCTTTACGAGCCCTGGAAGAAGATCTACGACCGGACCATGCAGGACCCGAAGGTCATGACCGAGGCGGTCGGGGCGGCCGACAGGCTGAAGGCCGGCGACCTGGGCATGGCTGATCGTCAGCGGGTGACCTACGGCTGGCTCATGAACCTCGCCCGCTGGTACGGCGACGCCGACGGCCGCCAGCGCGTGCTGAAGCTGTTCAAGCTGATCCCTGACAACGTGGAGAAGACGCTCGCCAAGTACCTCACCCCCGAGCAGCTTGCCAACATCCAGGCGGAGAAGGACCACGTCGATCAGACGTGGTACCCGCGCCTCGCCCAGAAGCAACTGGAGCGCACCGGCCTCCCGCTACGGCGCTCGATGCCGGCGGCGTTCACGATCAACGGGGTGGAGTACCGCGGCGGCCACGTCACCCTCTCCTACGATGATCGAGCGGGCATGGGCCTCGACCCGCGCCGGCCGCTCGCCGACTCCAGCCTGGGCTCGTTCAACCACGACGCCGTGGGCTTCTTCCGCGCCACGATGGAGGGCGGCTTCCTTCAGGAGCGCTCCGGCGCCCCGACCGGCGCGAAGCCCGACCTCGGCTCCCTCACCGCCCCGCAGACGATGGCGGACATGGCCCACCACCTCGCCGTGGGCGACTTCCTCCTCACGGCGAACCAGACGCTCCTCCACCCGAACACGGTCGGCGTGATCGAGAAGTACGTGGGGGAGGGTTCTACGAAGGCGCTCCAGGGCTGGCTCATGCGCACGGCGAGCGACCTGCGCGGCGGCCCGGAGCGCATCGACCCCGGGGCGCGCGAGAGCGCGGAGGGGATGCGCTACCTGCGTAGCTCGCTCATGCTCGCCGCCGTCGCGGGCAAGATCACGATCCCGCTGGCGCACCTCACCCACCCGTTCATGGTCGGCTGGAAGTTGCACGATCCGCTATACGCGGCGAGGTACACCCTGCCGGCCTTCACCGATCTCATGAACTCCATGCCCAACTGGCTCGCCACGGGCACGAACGAGTTCATCGAGCGCGCCCAGGCGGAGAGCGCGTACCTGCGTCAGCGCTCGGCGGACGCGCCCGAGGACATCGCCAACCTCTACTTCGAGCGATCGCTGAAGCAGGCCGGGGCCCTGAAAGGCGGCTGGATGAAGGCGCGCGAGGGGATCGAGAACGTCGGGTCGGTTCCGCTGCGCCAGATGGACGCGATGTTCTCCTCCGTGATCTACGAGGCGCGCAAGACGCACGCCCTGGAGAACGGGGCTTCGCCCGAGCAGGCGATCAAGCTGGCGGAGGAGGAGGTCATGCGCTCCATGCCCAACTTCGCCACGCACATGCGCTCCGGGTTCGCCGCCAGCAAGAACGGTTTCCAGTCCATGATCACTCCGTTCATGGGCTACTACGCCACGGTGCGGGACCTGTACCGCTCCCGGGCCTTCGAGAAGATCGATGCGGCGCTGCGCGAGCGCGAGGCGGCCACCGGCAAGGAGGCTCCGCCCTGGTACCGGACCGGAAAGCAGATGCAGTGGTACGCCGCCCTGGCGATCCCGGTGCTGCTCGGCCTCGGGATGGGCACGTACCTCAAGGGCTCTGGGTCGAAGGACAACGAGGAGCAGCCGGCTTGGAAGTCCCTCGACGCCGGCTACTGGCAGCGCGAGTACGGGCACGCCGCCACCTCGGCCCTGACCGACGGCGCCTGGGCCGCCGCCCTGCACATGGCCGAGCTTCAGCCCTTCGCCTCGCACTTCGGTGAGCAGGTGAAGGAGTCGATTATGACCGGCAAGAAGGGAGACTTCGCGCCCGGCACGATCCTGCTGTCGCCCTTCGACTCGGTCGGCAAGGCGATCAGCAAGACCACCTCGCCCCGCTTCAGCGCGGGCGACGCCGCCTTGGAGTGGGGCCGGGCCCTCTCCCCCGCCTTCGGCCTCCCCACCGCCCCGGTCGCCAACATCGGCGGGGTGGCGATGAACTACGAGGACTTCCTGCGGGACATGCCCACCTCGCCCGCGGCGCAGGCGATCAATGTGGTGGACCATCTGGTCTACCCGCACTATTGGGGAAGGGCCGCAAAGTACCAGCCGTCAAACCCGTTGCGCGATCTGAAGGACGCGGTACAGTACGCGGCTGACACCGACAAGGGCCCGGCGCGCCGGATGCCCTGGTAAGGGAGGACGAGATGAAGAGGCTGTTCCTGGCGATCATGCTGCTCTGGGCGGGGCTCGTGCGGGCCACCGTCACATCCACCACGGTCCAGAACTCCTACGTCTGCAACGGCAGCACGACGGCGTTCGCGGTCACCTTCCCGTTCGTCGCGAGCAGTGATCTCACGGTCACGCGCACCACCACGACCGCCGCGACGACGACCCTGGCGCTCGGCACGGACTACACGGTGTCCGGGGCGACGCTCACGACCACCGGGCCTAGCTCTCCCTGCACGAGCGGCTACACGCTCACGATCACGCGGAACACCCCGCTCACGCAGCCCCTCCATCTCACCAACCAGGGTCCGTACAGCCCGAAGGCGCTGGAGAACGCTTACGATCGCCTCACGATGGGCCTCCAGCAACTTTCATGGTCCCAGCAGGTGAACGGGGTCCTCTCCCCCACAGCCCAGACGACGATCCAGAACTACATCCAGGGCGTGTTGGGCAGCGGCACCTCGGTCATCCCGCAGTCGTGGACCGCGACCGGCGACGGGGCGGCCACGGGCTTCCTGCTCAACGGGGCTACCGTCACCGCCCCGAACCTCTACTCGGTGACGATCGATGGCGTCGTGCAGAAGCCGGTCACCGACTACTCCGTGAACGGCACCACCTCTCAGATCACGTTCACGGCGGCCCCGCCGTCCGGGTCGTCGATCGAGGTGGTCTGCTTCGGGTACGCATCCACGTCCTCCATCGCGGACACGACGACGATCTCGACGAAGGGGCCCTACGCCACGCTCGCGACGGAACTTTCCGGCTGGGTGAACGTCCGGTCCTACGGCGCCAAGGGCGACGGGGTGACGGACGATACGGCTGCCTTCAAGTCAGCCATCGCTGGCGCCATCGCGGCCGGTCACTACACGGTTATAGTTCCGGGCGGCACGTACAAGATCACTGACACGCTCAATATGGCCTCAAGCCTCATCGGCACGACCGACTACGGCGTGAAGATGATCGGCAGCGGTCGCTTGCGGACCCTCCTCAACGTCACCATGCCCACGTCCCGCGATCTGTTCGTGTGGGCGGGGGCCGGAGACGCTAACCACTTCATGCAGGGGGGCGGACTCGTCGGGATCGGCGTGGTCGGATTGAGCGCGAACCTGCGCGATGCCCTGTCATTCACCCACACCATCAATTCGATTGTCGAGGACGTGTGGGTTGTGGACGCCTACCGCAACGGCCTCTATATCGCGGACACGATCCAGTTTGTCGAGGATCGCTTCTTCACCCAGGGAGGCAGCTTCGCCGGGGACTCGCAGTACGGCATCTTCATCTCGGGCGGCACCACCGTCACCCTGCGCCGGCCGTATCACCAGAGCTGCTATACGGCGGGAATCCATATCGAGGGTTTCGCGGTCGGAATCACGATCCAGGATCCGATCATTGAGAACACCGGGCAGGGAACGAACCTCGCGTCCATCGCGCTCGAAATCAAGGGCAAGTCGCGGGTCACCGTCATCAATCCTTACTTTGAGCAGAACGGGGCATCGGACTTGTGGGTCGGCGGCAATGATACGTCCGTCGACTATCCGAACGTCACGCTTGTCGGGCCCACGATCACGGGGTCTAGCAAGCTAGGGGGAGGTCATTACTGCTTCAACGTCGAAAGCGCCCAAGGGTTTGCCATGTGGGGCGGCGATCTGATCGACGTGACGCAGTCGATCGTGGTGCAGACCTCCAAGACCGAAAACCTCAACATTGTCGGGGCCTCGCTTGGTTCCGATCCCGTGGAATGGAACACGTTTGCGGCGCTGAACCCCGCCAACGTGAAGGGGGTGGTGATCTGGAACCACGCGGCGACACAGACCATGCAGATGGTCGCCAACACGATCTCAGCCGCGTCGTTCTCCAGTACCGGATACAGCGTCGGCGGTACCGGCGACCTCATCGCCAAGTCGCTGACCTCGACCGGCGGGACCGTCACCCGCGGCGGGACCGGGAGCGTCGATCTTCTCGGCACGGCCAGCAACGCCGCCGGCTCCAAGGCTGCCACCATCTCCAATCTCACCGCCCTCACCACCGCCGGAGCAAAGGCGCTGGCTATCTACTCCGACAACGCCGGGACGGAGGCAGCATCGATCAGAACGAACGGCACGAGGTATGGCCTGCGCCTCCAGAGTCCCGACGGTACTTGGTATCTCGTCACCGTCGCGAACGGGGGCACGTTGTCCGTCTCCGCCAACCCGTAGGCCCCGATGCCTACCCGCCCTCGTAGAGCGAGCCGACGCGCGGACCGGATCAACAGCCTGAACGAAAGGAAATCGATCATGAGAAGGTTCATTGCAGTCCTGCTGCTCTCCCTCGCCCCCGCCCTCGCGGGCGCGACCTCGAAAACCTCCTACCGGATGATCAACGGAGCCCCGATCAACGTCCTCGACTACGGCGCCAAGTGCGACGGGGCGACGGACGACTACGCCGCGGTCTCGGCGATGGTCACAGCGCTCGGGTCAACTCAGGCGACGCTCGTCATCCCTGGTACCACCAAGATCGGTACGAACATCACGATCCCGTCGACACTTCGCGTGCGGTTCGAGGGCGGGGCGACGTTCACGGGTGCCGGCGTCGTCACGTACACGACGTGGGACAACTCGGCGACCCTCGCCACAACGGCCGCATACGTGCCGGCCACGAACGCGCCGAAGATCAGCTTTACGGCGTGCGACACGACCGGCAGCCCGGGAAACGCCACCTGCAACACTCCGTCGGGGCGCTCCGCTATCGGCGCGGGCTCGGCCGTGATCACGATCACGAATTCGCTCGTGAGCACAGCCTCGATCGTCTTCGTGCAGTCGGAGAACGCGGACGCGACCTGTACCTTGCTCGTGCGCGTGACACCCGCAGCCGGATCATTCAGCATCGGTTACAGCGCCAACTGCACCGCGACACAGAAGGTGCATTGGGTCGTGATGAACTAACGGAGTAATCATGATCGATCTCAAGGCCGTAGGGTTGGGGGCGTTGGCGGTGGGGACGGCTGCGGTGGCGAACGAGACCCACATCGCCTCGGTGGAGGTGATCAAGTACGTGGGCACGGTCTGCACCGCGCTCTACGCGATCGGCACCTTGGTGCGGGCGGTGTGGAGGTGGTGGAAGCACGAGTTCCACACCTCGGTGGCGGACATCGTGGACGAGCAGATCAGCAAGAAGTTGGGGCACCTGCCCTGTGCGCAGAATGATCCATGCAACTTCGAGGTCACGGAAGAGGGGAGGGTGGCGTGATGCAGATCGACGGCCTGCTGCACGAGTACACCGGCTCGGTGTTCCTCATGGGCCTCACCATCTACCGGGAGGCGGCGAACCAGCCGACCGACGGCCAGGTGGCGGTGGCCCACGTCATCATGACCCGGGCGAAGCACGGCGGGTGGGAGGGCGAGAACCCGTACGAGGTGATCACCAAGCGTGAGCAGTTCAGCAGCATCACGCACCTGGGCGACCCGATGACCGTGGTCTTCCCCAAGCTCATCGACCGGGTGTTCCAGCGTTGCCTCCAGATCGCACTGGAGGTATACGAGGGGTCGCTGCCCAACCCCGTCCCCGGCGCCGACCACTACTGCACGGCGGCGGTGGCGGCCAAGACGAAGTGGGCGGACGAGACGAAGTTCCTGAAGCAGATCGGTGCCCATCGGTTCTACAGACTCGACGGCGATCCCGCCGCCGTGAAGGCAGCATAGAAAGGAAGATGATCATGAACAAGCTCCTCGGCAACTTCTTCAGCAGCCCGCGCACCACGCTCGCCGGCCTCGGCTCCGTCGTCCTCGGGGCGCTCCTCTCCCAGGCGCTCCCGCAGATCGTGGCCGCCCTCGGCTCGAACCCGTCCCCGGGCTGGCAGCTTCTCGGCCTCATCCTCGGCGCCGCCGCGGGTGGCCTCATGGCCGACGCGAAGAAGAAGCTGGACTCCGCCGCAGCGCCCGCCGCGCCCTCGGCCCCGCCCACCCCGTGAACGCGCTAACGCGACTGATCGTCACCCTCCTCGGCGGCCTCGTCGGGAGGGTGGCGGTCCACTACTTCGAGGTCGCGTCCTGCCCGGTCGCGCCGCGGACCTGGGTGTGCGGGCATTGGGATACGATCGCAACGGCGCTGGGCATGGCGCTCGCCTACGTCGTGGGCGCGTCCTTCAAGCGCGCGCCCCCGGTCGCGCAACAGGGCGCGGCGCTCCAGGCGGCGAGGGAGTCGGTCTCGATGCGGGCGGCCACGACGCCGGCTCCGCCGATCTCCGACGGAGGGGCGGGCGTGGACACGCCTTCGCCCAACAACCTGACGCCCAACGATCCGAACGACACCGGGTCCGAGGGAGGGTAATCGATCCATGCCGGAAGCCAGCTACCGGGAGCGCGCCCTGAGTCCAGCGCGCTCGTCTCCGACCCGGGCCCGCCGCCCCTCGGGCATAGCTGGCAGGGCGGCACTAACGCACCGCGTCAAAGTGATCATCGGAGGTTGAACTGAGAGGGTCTGGCTCCGGAGGACCCGGAGCCGGTCCCGAGCGCGAGCGCCCCAGGGCGAGGCGCCTGCTGCGTCAGGGAAGGCAGAAAAGGCAGGGCCCCGGAGCTTGCTTCCGCTCCGGGGCCCTTCGTTCATCGACCGGATGAGTCTACTTCAGCAGGGCCCGCGCCACCGCGAGGAAGAGGTGGTCCTTCACCTGTTGATCAGGAGGAAGCTCCTCGAACGGCACGAAGCACGGGTGCTCCTTCTTCGCCGGGTCCTTGACCGGCCCGTACTTCCAGCCCGTCGCGCGCTTCTCCGCGAGCCACGAGTCGTGGCTGTCCGAGGGCTTCGCCAGCGGGTTCCCCACCGCCAGCACGCCGTTCATCGCGCTCGTCCGCTGCCACTCCGGAGCGTCCTCCCAGCGGGGCTGGCTCGTGTCGCCCAGCGTCTCGCAGTACGCCCGGTTCGCCTCGTGACACACCTTCGCGATCTGTTCCGTCTTCATCGTCATAGCGCCTCCTTGTTGCGTGGGCCCCTCTAGTGCGGGGCGATGACCTTCTTGCCCTTCTCCCTCTCCAGCTTGTCCGCGATCTCCCGAAGCATCCGGGGGAGGTCGCGCTGCGGCTCCACCTCCCCGGCGATGGCGATCTCCGTCGTCGGGGCGTTCTTGTTCCACACGAGGACCAGGGTCCCGAGGTCGGGAAGCTGGCTCTTGGTGGCGTTGATGTTGATCATCGCCAACTCCCGAAGCTCGGCGAACGTCCTCATGCGGCCCTCCCGTCTGCGCGCTCTCCGGTGTTGGGGATGACCTGCACGCAGCGGTCGTCCCACAACTCGATCATCTTGAAGTCCTTCTCCGAGGTGAGGGCCAACACGCGGCCGAGGTGCTCGGAGCACCACTTCTCGATTGCGACGATCGCTTCGTAGCGCTCGTGCGTCGCCTGCCGGGCGCAGACCCGGGCAGTGAGGATACGCACGTCTCTCCCCTCCGCCAGCCAGCGCTTGACGCGCTCGACCATCGCCGGGATAGGCTCACCGATCGCCTTGTGGCCCTGCCACCCGTCGTACTTCGCCAGCGTTCCGTCAAGGTCCACGCCGATCCATCCGTCGCGCATGTGCCGGTTCCTCCTCTGCTGTTCGGTCTCCACTACGCAGCCCTCCTCGTCCTGAGATGCGTCTTCAGCGCGTCGAGCAGCGCGCGCTGCGTCCGGTCCTTCTTGTGCAGCATCTTCACGATCACCTCGTCCACCGTCTCCTTCGCCACGATGCGGTGGCGGATGACCGCCTCCCTCTGCCCCTGGCGCCACACGCGGCGCACGAACTGCTCGTCCACCTCAAGGTCGGGGGTCAGCCCCGCGTCGATGACCGCCGCGCCGGTTCCCTGGAGGTTGAGGCCGTGGGCGACGGACTGAGGCTGCGCCAGGAGGATCGGAAGCCGACCGGCGTTCCAGTCAGCTTCGATAGCGCGGAAACGGCTAGCCGTGACTCCGCCTCCGATAAACGGTACGTCGTCTCCGAACCGTCTGCGAAGCCGATCGAGATCGTGACGATACTCGTAGGCGACGAGCGCTGGCTTTCCCGAAAGCTCCTCGATGATCTCCTCGACGGCGTCGACCTTCGCCTCGTGGATGTGCGACCACTTCTCCCCGCCTTCATGGAACAGCCCTCCGTTCGCGATCTGACGGCACTTGCCCCAGGCCACGCTGGCGTTGGCGGCGGTCACCGTCGTCTCCTCCAGCGTGGCGATCAGCGCATCCTCCATCTGCCGGTACTGCCTCATCGCCGGCCCCGGTAGCTCCACCTCCACCACGTTCTCGATGAGCGGGGGGAGATCGAGGTAGTCCTTGGCCGACATGCGCAGCGCGAGGGGCTTGAGCTTCTCGTAGATCGCCTCCTCCGCCCCCGGCCTCGGGACCCAGGTGTAGCCGCCATACCCTCGCTGATCGAAGTAGCTCATGCGGAAGTGGCTGAAGTACGTCCCCAGGCTAGAGCCGCCGTCGAGGATGTAGACCTGGCCCCAGAGGTCGAGCAGGCCGTTCGGGGCCGGGGAGCCGGTGAGGATGTAGCGCCGGCTGAATTGGTTCAGGATCGACTTGAGCGACTTGAAGCGCTGCGTGGTGGCGTGCTTGAAGCGGGTGGACTCATCGATCACGAGCATGTCCCACGGCCACTTGCCCTTGACCGTGCGGAGCAGCCAGTCGAGCCCCTCCGGGTTGATCACGCACACGTCGAACTGATCGACGTTGTGCAGCACCTCCACCTTGTCGGGGCCGTGGAGGATGCCCACCCGCAGATGCTTCAGGTGGTCCCACTTCCTCGCCTCGCTGGGCCACACGCTGTAGGCGGGGCGCAGCGGGGCGACGACGAGCACCCGCCGGTTGAGCTTCTGCTTCTGGAGGAGGGAGAAGACGGTCAGCATGATCACCGTCTTCCCCAGCCCCGGGTCGAGGAACAGGGCGGCGCAGGCGAGCCCGATGCAGAACTCGATCGCCGCCTTCTGGTACTTGTGCGGGTCGAACCTCATGTCGGCCTCCACCGCAGCCCGCCCCGGTTGCCCTGTACGCGCTTGTGGGCGGCCGGGGCCATCTCCGAGCGGACGACGCCCTTCGCCTGATCGGCGCTGTCGCAGACGAACACCTTGTGGCCGATCGCGCGAAGCTCCTCGTGCCGGGCAAGCTGAAGCTCGGTACACTTCCCGCCCGGCGCCTTGAACTCGATGTGGAAGCACAGCCCGCCTTCGATCAGGAACTCGTAGTCGGGCCAGCCGTTCGTGCCGTACGGGCCCGCCTGGAACTTCCTGACGATCATCTTCTTGGGGAATTCCCGGCGGGCCCAATCCACCACCGCCTTCTGGATCCTAGCCTCGGGTCCTGGCATCTGCCGTCTCCTTCGGCCAGTAGAGCGAGATCTTGCCGAACGTGGGGCGCGGCGCCCTGGCCGGGAAGCGCCGCCCCACCACGATGCCCACCACGAACGCGCCAGCGATCAGAAGCGGCATGGTCCACCCTTCCCCTTGCAGTAGTCGCACCATGAGCAGCCTCCGTTGGGCTTCGGGGCGAACGTCTCGTCCGACATCATCGCCAGGGTCTTCTTCTCGAAGTGCTGCTGGGCCTTGGGGAGGTCCGCCCGCTTCAGCCCCGGGCGCGCCACGCGCGGGTCGAAGCGCGGACCGCAGTCGAGGAAGACCAGTTCCGAGGTCACCTCCTCGATGGCGGGGAGCGTCGCCAGGGTGACGACGTTGTAGAGGCCAAGCTGATCGTCGTACTTCTCGCTGGCCTTCACCTCCCCGGTCTTCTTGTCGATGCCGCCCGTCTTCCAGTCGATCACATGCGCGGCGGTCTTGACGAGCCGGCGGTAGTCGAGCTTGGCCCGGAGCCAGATCTCGCTCGACCACCCCGGCCCGGTGAACAGCTTCCACGAGCGGGTGAGGGCCACGTTCACCTGCACCGCCCCGGCCCTCTTCTTCACCTCGGCCCGGCACTTCTTGATCACGTCGAGGACGAGTTGGTTCCGGATCTCCTTCGGCGGGGTCTTCGCGTTGCCGAGCAGGTGGGCGTCGAGCGCGTCGCCGATCGCCGTCCCGCGCGCCAGCGCCTCCGCCTTCTCGATCGTCGCGCCGCAGGCGTCGCACACGGCCGGGGTGTCGAACCCGCCCATGATCTTGCCCTTGAAGCAGACCGTGCAGAGCTTGTCGAGGTGCTTGAGCTTGGCGAGGTACGGGCACCGGAGGTAGTCGTCCAGGCGCGACGGGCTCCACGCCGTGAACCGCTGTGCCCCGGACTTCTTCGCTGTCTTGATCACGCTGCCTTCTCCTTCGAGTCGAGCGCCTGGAGATCCCCCCAGGACGGCCCGAACTCCGCATCGGTGAGCATCGGAACGTCGAACTCGATCGACTCCATCGCCTCGCGCAGCTTGCGAAGCTCCCCCTTGTAGCCGCGCTTGCTGCACGAGACGTTCATCTCGTCGTACACCGTCGTCAGCATCCGCGCCTCGGGCTTCGCGTCGTGGTAGCGGATGATCGCTTCCTTCATGCAGTCCGCGCCCGAGCCCTGGATCAGGTAGGAGAGTAGCTTGTACTCGAAGCTCATCTCCCGCCCGTACTTCTCCACGAAGCGGGGCGGCTCGCAGTAGTACAGCCGCCCGCCCCAGGTGCGGATCGGCACGCCCTCCTTGCCCCGGTCCATCAGTTCCCGGTTGAGGGCGTTGACCGACGGGGTGGCGAGCTTCACGCCTTTGATGATCGACTTCGCCGTCTCCACGCCCAGCCCGAGCAGCGCCGCCAGGGCCGGGCCACCCGTGCCGTACTTGATGGAGAAGTTGACGATCTTCACGAGGCGCCGCTTCAGGTCCAGCCCCGCCATCTCCTTCAGGTTCTTCTGCATGAGATCATGGAAGTCGGTGCGCGGGTTCTCCAGATACGCCTTCAGCACCTCGCCCTCGGCGTAGTGGGCGATGATCCTGAACTCCTGCTGGCTGTAGTCGAGGTGGCCCCACACCTGCCCGGGGTCGGGGAGGAGGTAGCTGCGCACGAGCGGCACGCTGGGCATGTCCTGCGGCTGGAGCCAGCCGTCGCCCTTGTCGTCGAACGCCTTCGGCACGTTGGCGAACTTGGAGCACGTCACCCGGCCGGTGCGCGCCCCCGCCCCGTCGCGCCGGGTCTGCGTCCACCTCGTGTAGATCAGCCCGTCGTTCACCCTGGCATCCGCGAACCAGGGGCGGAGGTTCAGGGAGAGCACGGTCTCCAGCCGGTTGCGGTAGCCGAGCCGGTGGAAGACCTCCACGTCCCCGTACTTGTCGATCGTGAGGTTCTTCTTGGACACGGAGTCCTTGCCGCTCGCGGTCTTCGTGAACTCCGTCACGATCTTGGCCTTCTTCAGGGCCCGGCCGATGTGGGCCGGGGCGTCGAAGTTGAACCCCTTCCCCTTGGTGGACTCGTACTCGCTGTCCTTGATCTTGAGCCGCTTGCGCAGCCAACCCTCGCTGTCGAGCAGCGCCTTCTCCAGCTTCGGGAGATCCTTCTCCGCCCGCTGCACGTCGAAGCGGAGTCCCCGGCGCTCGCAGTCGAGGAGGATCGGGAGGAGCTTGCGCTCCCGGTCGTAGGCGTCGCTCATGGTCTGCCCCTCGCTCTCGTCCGCGAGGAGCCTGGGGTAGAGCTTGTCGAACAGCTTCTTGGTGCGCACCACGTCGCCGATCGCGTACTTGCCCACGAGGTCGCCCGGGGCCTTGCTGATGTTCGCCCCGAACTTGTCGTCGCTGGCGTTCGACGGGACGACGCCGTGAGCGATCAGCCACTCGCGGATGGCGTCGCGCTCCTCCGGCTTCATCCCCAGGAGCCGCTCCGCCGTGGGCTTCAGGTGGTAGTCGGGGGCGTGCGGGTCGAGCAGGAAGAGGATGAGCAGGGTGTCGTGGATCCTGTCCCACGACGGCATACGGAGCCCGAGGTGGGTCTCCGCCACGTCAAGATCGAAGTTGGCGTTGTGGAACAGGAGCGGGACGCGGGACTTCCAGATGTCGGCCAGGACGCGCTGCGCCTTGGCACGATCACAGTTGTTCTTGGTGGGGTGGCCCCAGGCGTACCACTCGGGCTTCTTGCCGGGGCGGAGGATGGCGACGCTGACGGGAAGGGGTGGGTACTTGGGGCGGCCTTCTATTCCCAAGGTTTCAAAATCCACGGTGATTGGCTGGATCACATGATCTCCGGAAGAAGAGGGGCGGCGGGGTGGACACCGGGGTCTGCCGTACGAGCCGCAGACGGTTCCCTGATCACCATCCCCCGCCGCCCCAGGTTGAACTACTTCGGCGCGACGTACGGCGGCCAGTTCCAGTGCCCCGCCGCGGGCTTATCCGCGTAGGGAACGCGCTGCGTGAAGAACAGGCCCGTCGGGTTCAGGATGCAGAGATCCACGTCGAACGTCTCGACCATCGGATTGCGGTCGGCGCTGGCGTGGACGGCGGTGATCACTGCGGCGCGGGGCTCCGAGCGGTACTCGCCGCCCGGCGTGCCGTAGCTCCGGTAGTGGACGACGCGCCCGATGCTGGGCTGCTGACGCTGTGCGCTCATGGCTACTGGCCCTTCACGCCGCGCCGCTTCGCCGGCTTCTCGTCGGCCTTCTTCGCGATCACCGGATACGGCTCGGACAGGTGGCGCGTGATGCTCGGGACCCTGGAGTAGATCGCCTTGACGAACTCCTTGTCGAGCCGGTCCACCGCCTTGAAGATGATCTTGTAGGCGCCCGTCTCCAGCGCCTCCGTGGTGACCTCGGTCACCACCCCGATCACCCCGTACGGCGTCTCCTCCTCGATCTCGTTCAGGTAGTTGCCGAACCCGCGCAGCGAGCCGGGCGGGACGGACATCTGCCGAAGCTGGCCCTTCACGAGCGACTCCGCGTCGTCGTTGGGCGCGTAGACGAGGAGCTTGCGGGTGTTCGCGCACTTCTTCGAGTTGCCCTTGCCCGAGCCGAACTCGTTCCACGGGCAGCCGACGCACTGATCGTGCTGCTTCTTGGGCGCCGCCGCGTGCGGCTTCATCGCCTCCTCGGCCCCGGGCTCGACCCCACCGAAGGCGTAGCAGTCGGGCGTCTCACCCTGGCTGCTGTCCGGATCGAACTCCTTCTCGAAGTAGTTGTTCGTCCGCCCGTAGCAGGCGATCACGAACTGGAGCTTGTTGCCCTCCACCTTCTTGCCGTCCACCTTCAGGATGCCGCCCCGGTGCGTGATGCGCGGGATGCCGATCACCTCCGACGCCTTCGCCGCCTGGGCCTTGGCGGCGAGCGCCTTCTCCCAATCCTCCATCGGGGCTGCGATCTCCGTGTTCTGCCGCTTCGCCAGCGCCGTCATCTTCTCGTTCTTCGCCATGTGACCTCCTACGCCTTTCCGTTGAACTTCGAGTAGCTGATCGTCTTGTTCCAGAACGTCTCGACCCCGGGGATGCGCACCCCGTGCTCGATCCTCTCCTTGTAGGCCAGCTTGCCCATCCGCTTCTCCAGCAGATCGAACTCGCCGGTCTTCTGGATGTACTCGTAGACCTTGGTCCAGTCCTTGACGGACGGGACCGGGTTCTTGTTGAGCGTGGCGGTCGCCTCGGAGCCGCTGCCCTTGCTCATGTCGGATTTCTCGAACGCCGCGAGGACCGCGTCGTCCACGATCTTCTCCTTGGCCTTCATCTCCGCGATCTTCGCCTCCACGTCCTTCTGGTAGGCGAGCCGCTCCTGCTCCAACTCACGGCCAAGGTCGATCAAGTCCCCGAGCTTTTTCGGGAGCTTCATATGATTCTCCGTTCTATGATCTACGGCTTGCGTGTTTTGATTTGCGGGCCCGGGGAGTGGCTGGCTCCCCGGGTCTGCGCGGGTTGATCACTACGCCTGCGGCTGCGCCTCGGCCTTCTTGGTCTTGCGCGCGATCGGGCCCTTCGCCTTGGCCGCCTTCTTCTTGGCCGGCTTCGCGTCCTCGCCCTTCGCGATCTTCTTGGCGTACTTCCTGACCGCCGAGAGCCGGCCCACCGCCGTGTCGATCAGCTTGTCGGCCGCCTCGTCCACCGTGCAGCCCTTCTCCTGCGCGTACTGCTTGAGGTTCGTGTTCGTCTCCGGGGACACCGTGATCGTCGCCATGTGGGATCTCCTTACTGCTGGTTGACGGTGGTCAAGCCACCTTGTGAGGCAGTGATACTATCACTTCACTCGCTTGCTTCAACTTCTTTTTGCGGCGCCAGGCGCGGTAGTAGTGGGCCACGCACAGCCCCGCCGAATGCACGCCCCTCTTGCAGCCCTCCTCGCTGCACTTCAGCTTGGCCCGGGGCGGGGGCTTGAACGTCTCGACCAAGACCTTGAGCCGCGCCACCTCCGCCTGCAAGTCTTCGATCGTCTTTACGTGGACCGCCAGCTTCCGCTCGACCACCAGCGCCGCCTGATCCAGCACCCACTCCAAATGCTCCTCACTCTCCCAGGCGAGGCCCCTGTTCGCATCGGGGAGCGGCGGCTCGTTCACCGCAGCAACTCGTCGAGAAGCCCGATGTAGCCGGCGGCGTCGATCAGGTTGTCGCGGTTCTCCCGGTTGTAGCTGAGCCGGGCGAGCTTGAGGGCGATCAGCATCTTCGCCACCGCCGTCATCGGGAAGATATCGTGGTGGATCGCCGCCTTCTCGTCGGAGTCCAGTAGCTCCTCGAAGATGTTGGCGATCTTGCCGAACGTCTCCTCCACCGGCCCGTGCTCCTTTGCCCGCTCCCCGTGGATGAGCCCGTCAGCGATCAGCAGGACGGAGGTCGGCTGTCGCGGGGGCGTGACGTGGAGCGTCTCCTCGAAGCCGAGCAGCGGCGCATCGGCGCGCGAACCTCCGTTCACGACAGCGCGCTGGCCCCGCACCATCACCTCGTCGCCGGGCTTGAGGTCCACGCCCTCGACGACCACCTGGGCCCCGAGGGGGAGCTTCCCGTCGGCCGGCTCAGCGATCACATTGATGTCGTGGCGCGGCGAAGGCAGGTGGTACACCGGGCAGTCCGGGTCGCACATGGCTGCGAAGCACTGAAAGGAAGGGTTCTTTGGGCAGATCATGTGCGGAAGCTCCCCGGCGGGACGATGAGGTTGGACTCGTTGGGACGCTCGATGAGGCCCTTTAAGATCGCGTCCGTCTGCTTGCGGCTCGTGTCCGGGCTGCGCATCACGACGTGCCCGGTGCGGCGGTTGAAGAGGATGACGACCACCCCCAGGTCCGGCGGTTGGTTCGTCGCGATGGTGCGCGCGAACGACTCGCAGTTTCCGATCATATCCTTGACGTGCGTGCTCACGACTCGTCCTCCCTGTAGATGCAGTCTTTCGCGGCCTTGTCGTCCCGGAAGCGGTTGAACCGCGGGTGGCGGAAGCGGCCGGTAGGCTCCCGACCGTTGTGCTCGATCTCGATGACCTTGCCGATGTACTTCCTGGGATGCTTGGTGAACTCGGCGCGGAGCGCGTCGTCCATGCCGCTCACCGTGGCGACCTCGATCGGCGGCTCCATGTGCGGGAACGACTTGAGGTACTGCCCGCACTGGATCGCCCCGATGAGCCCGGCCTTGGCGTACTTCGTGATCGACTCCTCGCCGTTCACCTTCTTGCTCGTCTCCTTGGCGTCGTTGAACCCCATGATCACCACGTCGGCGGTGGCCTGCTTCTTCACCTTCACCCAGCCGGCCTTGTCTCCGTAGCGGTGAGCGAGGTGCTTGAGGATGACGCCCTCTCCGCCCCGCGCGATGATCTGCTCGCAGAACTCCCGCGGCAGCATGTTGAGATCGAGGTTGTTCTCGCTCACGACTGCGAAGGGGTTCTCCCACTCCGCCTCGACCACCCGCTCGACGTACTCCTGGCGCTCCGAGAACTTGAAGCCGCGGATGTCCCTGCCCTTGTAGAACAGGCAGTCGAACACGACGTACTTGAGCCAGCCCTTTTCGATCTGCTTACGCACCGCCTCCTCGGGGAGCGAGCCCATCACTGCGGTGACGAACTTGCTGCGCCCGCCGCCGTCCCCATCGCCCGCGTAGATCATCTCCCCGTCGAGCACGGTGCCGTCGAGCGCCGCAGGCACGAGATGTACCGGCACAGCACCAGCCTTCGCCATACGCGCAACCTCCAGACCGCGCGCAGCGGAGAGGTGGGGCACGTTCTCCGTCTTCTCCACGAACAGCCCGTCCTTCACGCTCTTGCGCCGCCCGGTGAAGCGCACGACCTTCCCGCAGAACTGCGCGATGCGCCGGTCGCCGTCGTACTTCTCCTCCGCGATCCAGTCCGGGTCATCCCACAGCGACTCTTTGAGCACGCCGCGCGCGGCCTGCGGCTCGATCTGCATGAACTTCATGTCCACTGGACCTCCCCGAAGTGGAGCGACAGCGGCCCCACTCCGATCCCGAAGCCGCGGTACCCCTTGTCCTTGAACTCGGCGCCCAGGGCCAACAGCCAGAACCCTGGTGTGAACTTGATCGCGAACCACCGCCACTTCCAAACGCGGTCCTTCATGGCCGGCTTCCCTCCTCCTAGTGGACTTCCATCCTCATCAGCGCGTGGACCTCGTCGTCTCCCCGCTTCCGCTTGAGGCGGAGCTTGTCCAGCATCTCGTGCGCCTCCCCGAGCGACATCGGCTGGCTGTCCTGGGATTTCAGCATGCCGGACAGGTCGGCGGTGCGAACCACGTACGTGTACCTCGCCATTCGATCTCCTAGAACTTCTGGGCGCCGGGCCCGAAGTATTTATTGTAATGCTTCGTGATCTCCTGCGGAGTGGCCGCCGCCCAGCGCTCGTCGTTCCTCACCACGTAGAGCCGGTACGTCCCGGTCGCCACGCGCACGATCCTGCCCTCGTTCACCTGATTGAACATTGATCGAGTCAACTCCTTGCCCAACCCGGCCTCGCTGACCTTGCCGTGCTTCTCCGGATCGTAGCACTGGAGAAGCTGGCGGGCGGTGTACAGGTCGCACTCCTTCGCCGCAAGCTCGCCCAGCGGGCGCAGCACTCGCTCCGGGTCCTCGCGCAGGGCCACCGCCCATGTCCCCACCGACGACTTGCCCGACAAGATCATAGCCTGCTTCGCCTCGGTCATCGGCGCCTCGACGCTGGGGTTGAAGCCTGTGAGATCGACGTTGAGCAGGTGGTGCATCAGGTGGCTCGGCCCCGGCCCGTCATGCTTCCTTGGGTTCGCGTTGAGCCACTTGTCGGCGGTCTCCCAGAACTCCTCGCTGAGCTTCTCGTCGGGCACCCGGTGGATGAAGCCCCGCCGGTCCCGGTCCTCCATGAACATCGCGTCCGGGTGGTTCGAGTTGAACCAGTAATTGATCGTATCCGGCACGCGATACTCGGGCAGGAACTTCTGATTGATCCTGACCTCGGGCTGGCACATCATCGTCTTCAGCTTGTCGGCATCGAGGCGGGCCTCGCCTGCCGTGATCTCGTCCCCGATGACGAACTGCCTGTTCTCCTGCCAGCCGTTGAAGCTGGCGCGGAGGGCGTCGTTCCCGATCTCGATGGCGTTCTTCCCGTAGATCGCCTTGAGGCAGTAGGACAAGAACGATTTGCCCGTGCCCTGCTCCACGCTCCAGAGCAGCACGTAGGTGAACAGCTTGACGCCCGGGTGCTGGATCGGATAGGCACACCACTGCTCGAACCACTTCCGCTCGGCAGGCTTGCCCTTGAAGAAGTGATCGAGTAACCACTGCCACGGCGAGATGTCCCCCTTCACCGGCACGACGCCCCACCCCGGCCAAGTGTTGTAGCAGCCGTCGTGAAGCTGGGGCTTCCCCGGCTCGTAGGTGAGCCGCTGCACCTGAGCCCGCCGCTCCCACTCGATCCAGCGCTTCGCCAGCGGCTTCTTCTGCTGCTGCAAGCGGGCGTTGCCCTTGGCGTCGAACTTGACGCCCGTCTCGATGAAGTGCCGGTTGGCGTAGTGGTGCGAGGCGAACCGCCCGGGATCCATGCGCTGTCCCGTGACCCGCTCCACCACGAACCCCGGGTCCTTCACGTAGATCACCTCTTCGTTCATCCCCCAAAGCGCGTCGGCCTCGGGGAAGGCGGGCGCGTCCTTGAGGATCTTGAGCAGGGCGTCCTGCCCGTGAGCGATGAGGAAATCGTCCAGCCCTTGCTTCGATCCGTCCTTCGCTGCGGGGAGCGAGGCGACGGAGATCATGGCGCCCTTGGCGAGGAGGGCTTGGGCAAGCTGGCGCTGCGCCCGCACGACGTTGAGGTTGGAGGCCGCGTCGCTGTCGTAGACGATCACGACGTTGCGGTTCTCCCACTTGATGCCGGCAAGCTGGGGGAGTAGCTCCAGGCCCCGCTTCGAGGCGCGGAACAGATCTACCCCGCC